AGTCTGTCTGCGGAAATGTCAGGTCCAAAATCTATAATAGGTTCTTTAGCAACTTTAATTAATTCTTTAATTGCTATTCGCCCAGCTTGGATTATATTCTTCTTCGTTTCCTTGGTACTCATATTTAATTACAATATCATTTGATTCCATACAATATAAACGCTTGCCTTCAACTAAAAACTGCCAGTTTCTATTAGGTTTAAAACCTATTAAATCGCCTTCATTTATATTAAGGTTTTTTAAATTAGCATTACCATATTTTAATATACCTTTTAAATTCTGCTCTTTATTTGTAGTTAAACTGCTTTTATCTTTTATTGGTTGAATAAAACATCGATCAGCAAATGTATGCCAACCTTTTATATTTTTATATAAATATATTTGATTTAAACCAACAAAATAAAGATCATCTTTAAACCAAGATCTACTAACTTTCTTTTTACCTTTCATGTTGTAAAAAGTTCTAAATACATTTTGATGTATTACTATAGTATCACCTTTTTTAATTTTAGTTTTAAAAGCTAAAGGTGTTTCAATAACTTTAGCTAGTCTATTAACAAAAGTCCACGACTCTATTTTTGTATTAACAACAAGTTTTTTATCGCCAACTTGTATTTCATTATTATACTTATCACCTATAGGTTGTACAATAAAATCATATAAACTTTTCATTAATATTCTAAATCATATTCAATTGATATAGCCATGTTAGAATTAAATTTTTTCCATGGCAATACTTCATTGTCTTTCTTTATAAAAATATTATAAGAATTATCCGAAGGTTCTAATAAAATATGTGATATTTCATGACCACCATATACTTGTTGACCAATAGAATAATGCATTGCATCATTTTTATAGTCTGAACCAATACTGATTTTTCTAATATTATTACTCATCTTTTTGTTTAACAAACGGTGTTATTTCACCGGTTTCAAGATTAATATTAACTTGACCGTATTCTTCTTCTAATTCTTTTTTAGTTGTTTCTATCTCGTTGCTTAATGTTCTTACGTCACTAGCAAGGTTATGTTTTTGTATTTCTAATACGCCTATATTATTTAATAAACGTGATAGCTTTTGTTGTTGATCAGTTATTTTTTTTAACTGAATATCTCTTATCTTTTTCATTTTATTTAATTTAATTAGTATCTAATTAGATAGTTACACTATTATTTGTAATTTTACTATACTCCGTATGTAGCTTTAGAACCATTCCAACATGCTACTATTTGAGATTCTGGTATTGTAGTGTTAAATATGGCAAACTCTCCATAATGAGCAGGATTGTTTTCTGCTAAGTTAGAAGCATTACCTAAATATACATTTTCAAAAAAGAACTCATCTATATCTAACGAGCTACCTGATTGTTCAAAATATATACCATTAGCATCTACTGGAACTGTATTACCAGTACCATCTCCATTTTGATAATCCCAGTCTGTTGTTGTAGCTGGTGCTACAGGTGGATTTGCTATTGCCCAAGCTTCAGAGCTAGCGCAACCTACACCTATTTTAACACTACCATCATTAGAACCAGCACTTGTTGATGGGAAAAATTGTAATGCTATAAACATCCACTCACTTGTTAAATCAGCTCCTCCAGTTGCACTATAATTTATTAACGAAGGATAGCCAAATATATAGTTTGGTGAAAATAACAAGAAGCTTAAATTGCTTAAATAAAAACCTTGGTCAAACGCAGCTCCTGCTTGTATTCCAAAGAAATCAAATATACCACCAAAAGTTTGACTAACATATGGTCCCTGCATCCACATACATAAAGTTGATTGAGTTGTAACACCACTTGTCAAAGCTGAACCTCTTAATATTGCATTTGCAGAACCTGCAAGCGCCCAATAAGCTGGCTCAGTTGCGGTTTTTGGAAAGAACTGAAAATTAGTTGTGTTTGCGGATGTTTGTAGGTCACCAATAGTGTTGCTAGATGTTAACTGCTCAACTAAAGCACCTGATGATACAGTACCTGCAACAGCTTGATTAAACGCTTGTGGAGTATAATAAGCAATTAAGTTTGTTAAAGGAAATTGAATATCTGGTGGATAAATTGGATCTATATAGTTTTCAAATTTTTTCCAATAAAAAGTTCCATCATCATAAGTATATGAAAATAATACTTTATTAGTACCACCTAAAGATGTGTTACCACTAGAAAATAAACTATTAATACCAGCTGCACTACCAAAATCTTCATCAGGCATTTTATAATTCGTAGAAGCTGTAGGTATTAAAATAACATTTCCTTCAGTTCCATCAGGAAACTCACCAAGAGCACTAACTTGTATTTGGTTTGCTGAAGCTGAAGCAAGTGTGACTATTATGTTTGGACCATCAGTTGCAAAATCCCAGTCAATTGTAGCGCCACCAGCTTTTGATGTATAAGAGCTTGATCCTCCACTAGGAACTGGTATTTCTATTACACCACCTGTAGCTGTTACTGCTAATGCTTGGGTTGCCGTTCCAGTTTTTGTACCAGAACCATAATCACTAAATGTTACATTTGTACCTACTACTAAATCATTTCCTATATCTAAGTTTGCGGTTGGTGAAGTTGTTCCTAAACCTACAAAACCAAAAGCGCTTACATATATATTAGTACCTAAAACACCTGCATCATCTGCATTTTGTATGTATAAGTCTTGACCACTAGGATTTATAGTACTATCTAGTGTAAATATTTTTGCTGCAACAACCGCGCTTGTAGCATCATCTACACCGTTAAATACAACAGCTTGACTACCTACGCTTGGTCCAGCTCCTGTAGCAGCTAAGTTTAAATCTCCAGTTAGCGGCTTAGTAGCGCCAGCTGTTAAAGGTAAGAAAGGACCACCTTGTAATGTTATTAAGCTAGATGCTAAATCAGCTGGTGTAATCCTTGTATTGTTTACGCCTGCATAACCTACTATATCAGTAAAATTGTTTACATCTGTTTCTGCGACGAATTGTGAAAATTTTATATTTGCCATTGTATTGTTTTATTCTCTGATCATTAAATCAGCATTGTTTTCTGTTAACATAAAGTCTACTCCATTTTCTAGTATAATGAAGCTTCCAACTGGTGGAGCGCTACCAGCGCCTGGTTCAACTGGTATTGCTAATATTGCATTTGCATTTCCTAATATAGTTGGTGCCATGTTATTCTAGTCCTAATATATCTGAAGCTGTAGTATCACTTTGTAATACTCTAATTACTTGTAATGGTACGTATGAATTATTTGCTAAATTTTTTAATAACACCGGATCTTCACTAGCAGCTGGTATAACATTAATATCACCTGCAGTTCCTACAAATAAACTAAAACCGTTATTACCTTGTTTGTTATTTGATTTACCACCATTACCTCTATATATATCAAAAGCAGCGCCACCACCTGTTAATCCTGGTGCTGACAAAGTTAGAGCGTCTTCTCCAATTACTTCTACTACTTGAGCTATAACTCCAGTGCTTGGTTCATATACTACGTCTCCTCCTGTTACTCTATTAGAATAACCTGTTCCAGCTGGATTTAAGTCACCAGTTACAAAATTACCTGAACCTACAGGTACTGTTAAATTTACACCAGCACCATTATTAGTACCGCTTTTATATATACCAGGTTCTGGTATATTTATATTGTCATCAGGTACTACTATTACCGCTTTTGTTGGTTGATTACTTGCCATTTTTTATTGTTTTTGTTTGAATATACTTGTTGCTTTTTCTGTTGTGCGTCCGCCAAAATAGGCTAAGACAACCGCCATCATAACTTTTTCAAATGTATCGTTCCATGTTTCATGTATGTGAAATGGTATAGTTTCAATACTGTCTAATATGCCAGCAAATGAAAAAACAACTATACACCATATCAATATCATCGGTCTTACATTTTTTGACATCCAGGAATCAGACATTGAGTCTGCTTGCCATCTTGAAGTTATTGATTCTATTTCTTTGTTTTGTTGATCATATATCAACTGTTGTAGTTTTATTTTATCTTCAGCAGGCGCGTCAGATTTAGTTATTTCTGCAATAGCTTCTTTAGGTGATGTAACACCTTTTAATACGTTTCCTAATGTAGGATTAATTACAGAAGTAGCGCCTAATAATAGTTTACCTACTGTTGTGTCTTTAAATTCTTTTTTGCTCATGATTTTCTATATGCTTCTGCTTCCCAAGGAAGATTTTTAGCTCCTTCTTTCATTTCGCTTCTTGGGTAAACTTTACCCTTCCAATATACGTTTTCATCATCATAATCTAAATCACCTCGCTTCATTTGATCTATATGAACCATTTCATGATTAATAACATCTTGTGTTCTTGAAGGACAAACGTCTTTGTTTATGATAATAGTTAAATTATTATTAGCTTTACCCATTACATCGTCTTCCATATCTACATGATAAACTGGAGTATTATCTATTTTATATGGTGGATTTGTTAATTTAAAAGCCATAATTATTTTTTATAAGGAAATACTTTATTTAATGCGTCTCTACGCTTACTACAACCGCAGCCACCTGGTATCATATCTGCTAGCTTTTTGATACCTGTGGCTTTGGTGAAGTTTTCAATTGTGTCTCCTAGTCCTCTAGGTTTCATACTTATGCTACTACAAATGATTTAAAGTAAACCGTTTTGTCTTGGTCATAAGATCCTTGAGGCACTGTATCTTGTGGTAAAGATACTGTAGATTTTACACCACCTGGATTAGCTGTAATAGCTAAATTGATAGCTTTTTTAAATCTATTAATATAACCAGTTGAAGCTGGTACGTTTGCATCAGGAGCTGCTGCTGCGGTGTCGCCTGCTGAAGTTCCTATTAAAAGCGTACAAGTTTTAGTATCAACTAAAGTTAATACAGCTTGCATTTCACCACCTGCTGCTATTGTACAAGCTACGCTGATAATGCTATCTGCTAACAATAAGTTGTCTCCATCTAATTCTGGAGCTAATGTACTACCATCTGCATTCATTCCACCTACTACGGGGATGTTTATCCATTTTGCCATAATAATTGTTTTTGTTGTTGTTAATATTTATTTGGTTTTGAGTTTTAATACAGCTCTCTACTGTTATACTCTTGTTTGTGCTTCTCTTCTAGGTGCTGTAGCTTTTTTTTTCTTTTTTGGATATACCTTTTTTACTACTTTTATTTGCTGATTATGCATTGGCGTGTGCATTCCTGGTCCATCTCCATGTTTCTTCATTTCCATACCTTTACTATCATCTTTCATTTCAACTCCATACTTCATATCTGGTCCACCATATTTCATATCTGGTCCACCATATTTCATATCTGGTCCGCCATACTTCATACTCATTCCATCCATTTTCATTTCAGGTCCTTTAGCTTTTTTATCTTTAGCTGCTTGTTTCATACTTTCTGATGTATTACCATCTCCATCAATATCTGGAAAATCTGGTTTAGCAGCAGTTGCTGGTGAACCTTCGTGATCCATTCTCACTGCTGATCCCATTGTTGATTTAAAATGTTTTGACATCCAAGGTCTATTGCTTGTCATATCTCTTACTACTGGATTATCTTTTAATAAATCCATTCTTTCCTGCTTTACAGACTCACCTTTTCTTTTTCCGTAATGGTGATTTTGTGGCGCAGCGTTATAATGTCCGGGCATAATTTTAATTTTTAATTGTTATTGTTTTGGTTTATTTATCTCCCATACAGTGCATTTGAGGCGCTGCGTCAGGTTTTTCTTTTTTTTCTTTTTCGTGTTCAGCATCAGCCGCTTTAGCTTTATCTAACAAAGCTACTACTTTAGGATCATCATAATCATAATCTCCTTGTTCACCTTTAGAAGCTGCTTTAGCTTTTGATCTAAATTCTTCACCGTGCTCATGTAAAGCACTCATTGACATACCGTGGTGTTTTTTATCATATTTCATATCACCTGCTAGTTTTGAAATATGCTTTTCATCAGCAGTCATTTTTTCATCACTATGTCCGTGCTTGGCATCATAGTTAATATCTCTTTTTAAATAATCTATGTGAGCTGCATCATCTCTTACAGCGTCATCATAATTTTTGCTTGTAACTCTTGTGTGGGCGTGGTCTCTTGACCATTTAGCGTTACCAGTATATTCGCCCCAGTGTCCTTTGTGTCCCATGGTTTATGTAATTAGTGAAAATGTTCCGTCTTTGTTTTCTTTATATTTTTGTGGTTTTGTTGCAAATTCTGCATCATACATTTCTTTAGTGTATATTTTACCATCAACTATTTGACCTATTTTACCGGCCATTTCTTTTTGCTTTTGTTTCTTTTCTTTGTTTTTAATATTGGCTTCTATGTCCATAGCAGCTGTTCCAATTTTATTAAACATGTCTGTATACATGTGAGCAGTAGGAATATAAGCAGCTTGTCCCATTGTGTCAGCAGCGCCTTCATAACCACCTTGCTTAAGTGGTGTTTCTTCTTCTTCTTTTTTCTTAGTAGATTGTATTGTACCTAAATCTACTCCACCTGAAGATTCTACTTTATCGTAATTAATAGATGCTACAGCATGAAGTCTTTTCTTTTCATCTTCTGTTAATTCAGGTTGTTTTGGCTCTTTAACATTTTTGAAAGGAGAGTTTGAAGCAAATTTTTCTGAAAAATTCATATTATTTTTTTGAGCAGCCAAAATTTTTAGCGTAATTAGCCATTTTAACTACTGATTCATCATAGTTATCTTTTTTAGCCATAACAGCATCAGCCGCTTCACACGTTGATTTACCAGGCATATTTTTCTTTACCCATCTTGTAAATTTTCCTTTGTTTTTTTCTTTTATTTCTGGGAATTTTTCTTGTAAAAAAGGACTTGAATATTGTGTATACATATTACTTAGTTTTTATGTGAGCAGCATCTTTTAGTGACTGGTTCCATACCTTCGTAAGGAACACCATCAGTTTTTAAATGCATGCCAGTTATTCCTGAGCTAGATCCTACACCGTGTAGTCTACCTTTTTGGCTTAATGGTCCGTCCCATATATGAGATTCACCAACTATACCAACTTTACCTTTACCCATACGCTCTGCGTGTGGATCATGAATTATACTTTTGTGTCTTGACATAATAATTATTGTTTTTTGTGTTCTTTTTTAGCAGCTTCTATATCTCTTTTTTTATCCATAATTCTAGACTCTTGTTCTAAAACAGGATCTGAACCTACACCAAATTCTTCAATAAGTTCTTGTTTTCTATCTTCTAAATCTTTAAGTTCAGCACTAAGTTTGTCATGAGCCATTAAAGCTGATGGATATAATGATCTGTTTCTTCCAGGTCTTGCTCCAAACATTCCCATACCCATCATTTGAGCTGATGGATCAAATGTAGGCATACTTGCATCCATTACCATTTGAGATAAATCATTATTTGCTACCATACCTGAAGCTCCACTTCCAATTGGTTGCGCAGCATTCATAGTATTTCTATTAATTTGTGTAGCAGCTGCTTGTTGTGCTGCCATAGCGTTAGCATTTGTTAATGCGTTAATGCTAGGATTATTACCCATCATACCAAATAAACCTGATACGCCAAATTTTATTGCACTATTGCTCATCTTGTTTTGTCTTTGTTTAAATTATAAATAGCTTTAGTCATTACTTTATCACTATAAGATGTGCCAGTTATTATTTTGTTTCTACTAGCTACATTTATATCTTCTTGACCAAGCATTATTCTATATATACGTTTTATTAATTGTTTACCTTTAAATGAAACTTTATATATATTATATCTTTGTGTAGTTCTATTTCTATTACGCCATAAAACTATCCAATCATTTTGTATTAATTTATTCCAACGTCTATTATTCCAGCTGTAAGTATATGTACCAGCTTTAAAATCTTTTATTGTAAATAAATCTATACAGTCGAGATATATTAATAATTCTAAATCACTATCGGTTAAATCATTATTTTTACAAGCCCATTTACGTATTATCCGATAATGCTTCATTAAGTTTAAATCCTTAACATCTTGAGCACTTAATCTCATAATACAATAACAATATCTTGAGCTTTTATAACACGATATGTTTTCTTATTAATTTCTATTTTATGACCAGCGTGTCTGTCAAAGTATATAATGTCTTCTTTATTTAATCCTTTTACTTCATCACCAATAGACACAATACTAGCTTCTACATATCTAATATCTTCACGCTGATTTTCTGCCAAAAGTAAACCACCTTTTGTTTTAGTAGTTCCTTCTTTTGTTACATTTATGATTAAATTTTTACCTACTGCTTTCATTAACTCTAATATTATTAATTACACAATCAGTTGATAAAATCGTGGTAGCTACTGAAGCTGCATTTTGAAGAGCGCTTTTTGTAACTAATAGAGGATCAATTATACCACTATTAATCATATGTACCATATTTCCTGTAACTACGTCAATACCTTCGCCCTCGTTTTCTGGTGTTTGAGGTTTCATACCGGCATTGCTTAATATTGTTCTAAATGGAGATAATATTGCTTTAGATAAAATTTCTTCACCAACATTATCTTCTTTTATATTTAATGCTGCATTTAATAATGCAACACCACCACCTGGAACAATCCCTTCTTTTATAGCAGCTTTAGTAGCACATATAGCGTCTTCAACTCTGTCTTGCTTTTCTTTTAATTCAATATCAGAATTAGCGCCTACTTTTACTATTGCTATTTTTGCGGCTAACATAGCTAGTCTTTTTTCTAACTTAACTACTTCATTAGCTGTATTCTTTTTATTTAATTTGTTCTTAATTTCATGAATAACTTCTTTAACTTGATCAGAAGTTTCATCTACTTGTAATATAGTTTCATTTTCTGTTGTAATGCTTTTTACACACTTGCCTAGATACTCAACTTTAATTAAATCCAAATCATCACCAAGATCTTCGTTAATAATCGTAGCGTTTGTTAATAAAGATAAATCATCTAGCAATTGTTTTCTATTAACACCAAATGTTGGCGCATCAATAACATTTACTTTTATATTACCTTTTATTTTATTCATGGCTAGAGCCGATAAAACACCTTTTTCTAAATCGCCTATA